GAACTGAAGGTGCCCTTCGACGTGGACACAGAGCTTGGCGACAACTGGGGAGAGGTGGGATGAGTCTGAAATGTTTTGCCTGCGGCGGTGACGTGATCTGGGGTGGCGACCACGACACCGAGGACGACGAAGACTACTTCATCGTCTCGAACCTACACTGCAAGGACTGCGATGTGTTCTACCTTATGTATCACCCAACGCCGCCATCCGATGAGACAGACGAGACGCCCGGTTCGGGGTCTGTTTAGCCCACTTCGAGTCCAACATCTGGCGGCTGGCCTCGCGCCAGTCCCTAGAATCGACCGCCGCCTTCATTTTTTTGAAGCCAGTAAGGCGTGGACGACCTAGTTGGAAGCACATGTTGGCAATGATCAATTGTGCCTCTTCTGGCAAGTCGTTGAAATCACTGTACAAAAATTCGCAATCTCGTAGAGTTCGTTGGACATCGTCGTGGAATAGTTCATCGACGTGCTCCTGAGAGACCTCTGAGCCTACTTCGAAGCCGTAAAGATCGTCATCTTCGGTAATCAGGTGGCCGATTCCGACGGTGGGGTAGCCGAGATGGTCTAAATAAATTTCGAGCTTGCATCCTTCGTCGTCGGCTAGTTCTTTTTGTAACTGTTCAAGGTTCATGGGATTCTCCTTACATACAAAGGTCTTCATAGCGGGTGGTGTGCAGCCGATGCTGACTCAGGTCAGCGGCGCGAACAGGACGCAACAAGTTACGCAGCCAGCGGATCATCACGGGTTCCTCGCTGCAATCGTCTGCGTTGCAGGATTGAGACCAGCCAGAGCCAGACGAGTCTGCGGCGTGGTCGTTGTGGGTACGGGGGCCACTGCCACTGACGGAGGAGCAGCGGCAGAGGGAGAAAGTGCCCCCGTGTTCTGTTGCATTAATTGCTGTTGTGGCGTCAGTTGAATACCGGAAAAAAGACCTCCGCCCGTTGGTGCCGCAGAAAGATCCGAGGACCGAGTTTCATCAGGCTCCTCCAGCGATCCGAGAGGAGTGCCTTTAAGATCAAAGCGAATGTCGTTTAGTTCGAACATCGGAAGATCATTTCCGTTCTCTCGGACTTCTCGCCTTGTTTCTCGGCTTATGGTCATCGGCACAAACTCACCATTCATAAGCTCACGCACATTTCCTATCTTATACTTTTTCAAAGATCTTCGGATGTCTGCGTCATTCATGCCCAGCGCCCGCATGTCTTTGACAGTCTGGTACATCTTGCTCTGCACTCGGAACAGAGCTTCGTTTGCGTTTTGATAAGCGTTTATTGCTTCTTCATCTGTTAAGGGACCGCGAGTCTTGACCGCAGTGTTAAAGTTCTGTCGTGCGCCAGTGATGTTGCCCGAGTAATCGAAGGACGAGTACATAACAATGTTGTCCGGCTTCACTTCGATTTCAGACAAGCCCGAGATAGCGCGAAGAAATTCTGTCGCAGCAAAACGCTCGTTGCCAGCGGGGTCAGCTTCACTGCTAACCATACCACGCATGAACCGGCCCAACTGCACACCTGGCATCTGAGTTGTTTTCTTCTGCGCCTTTAAATCAACAGGAGACATGCCGGGATTAAAGGCATCTAGAATGTGGACCAAGCTCTTGCCGGCTTTGGTGCCGACTTCATCTACGTCACGGAAAACTTTGGCTCCGGTTTTTGTCTGTCCACCACGCAGCGTTGTGTCGATGATCTTTTCGGTGATAATTGACTCGCCTGCAAACGGCTCGAATATTTCCTTCACAGCTTCCATTGTTGCGTCCAGAGCTATCTTGCCTGGATCCTTACCGAGATCCTGCCCATCTATAACAGCGTTGAAGATACCCTGAATTGGTCTTTGCAAATAATCATAGGGGTTCGTGTAGCTGAAGTCCATGTAGCCGGTGAGGTTGCCGTCATCATCGACACTGGTTGGAATTAAGCGGCTGTTGCGAGACCACTCGGGACCGCTACGACGAACGGCGTTTAGCTGATCCTCATCAACACCTGTCAGCATCATCGCCGTCTGTTGAATTGCTACAGGCGCTGCCATAGTTGTGAAGGTAAGACCTGTCAGTCGGCGCATACCAATGCGCTGTAGTTCAGGGGACTGACTGGCAAGTTCGGTAAGTGCCTGCTTCAGTGTGTTGCCGCTGGTGCGAATAATTTCTGCGGGGAAAGCAATGAAGTTACCGACGGGCAGCTTACGAATGTTCTTGATAAACTCTGGCACTCGTTCGTAGTTTGGAACAGTGTTTTTAACTATGTCTGCTGCATATTGATCAAGTGGCCTACCAAGAGCTTCTTCAGCTTTCTTCACGCTACCAAACGCAGAGATTAGCTTGTTACGCTCGAACTCGAAATTGTAAATCTTCCAAACGTCGTCACCGCCCTGATACAATTCCCGGGCAAGACCTGTCCCCTTTTGTAGAAACGCGCCTCCCTTAGATCGGGTAAATATATTCCCGCCTTGTTTACCAACACGGACACCAGCAATAACTTCGTCAGCTTCTCGAGTAACACCAAGACCCTCTCGCATCAGACGGTCGATCTCTCGAATCTGCGCTTGGTTGCCGATGACGCCCAGCCGTTGCAGATTGGTGTAATACTCAACCTTATCGCCGCGCTTTGTGATGTTGTCAAAAACGGTACTGAAAGACTCGAATAGGTTTGCACCACGCCCCACGTTGCCCTGTGCCAGTGCGAACAGAGAAGCAGATGTTACGTTACGAACTTGCGTAATTGGTGACAGTACGGTTTTGGAAAACTGAGTAGCACCCTTGCCACGTAAAAACCCAGAATACAGAGTGCGGGCAGTGTTAGCCATGATCCCGAGATCACCACTAACCACACGAGTTAGATCGCGGTGAACACGATTTGACACAGCCATGCCCTGCGCCATACCCCAGTAGTCTTCTTTCAGGACATTGTAGCTGGCTTGCAGTTCAGGGGGTAGCTGCTCAAACGCCTCTTTGCTCAAAATACCTTCGCCTGGACGATCTGCCTGCCTTGCCAGATACGAAAGGAAATCATCGGTTGCTGTGAACTCAGCCATGTCGGCGACTGTAGAGACAAACGCCTCCTCCGGATCCCGCACTTCACCAAGAAGACGACGGATGGTCTCATTGTTGACTGTCCGTGCTTTGAACATGTCCGTCTTCAGCTTATCAATGGCCGTGCGCGAAGTCACCGTGCCCGACTTAGGTGCATAGGCTTTACGCTTTTGGGTGGCAGTCGCCAGAAACTTAGCGACCAAATCCTCGGCTGCGGACTCTTTGACGCGCATTGATTTGCCAACGCCAATGAAATCCTCTTCAGGCACAATCACAGGCAGGTCATCTTCTGCTTTTTTTCCAGCGCCGTATACGCGCTTGTAAAACTTTTCGTACACCTTCGGGTTGTTCTTAAATAGTTTGACCGTATCAGCCCGAGCCTGCCTGAACTCATCCGTTTTCTGAAAACCATCGTCCTCAAACAGCTTGTATTTACGGCGCAGATAAGACCCGATGTTGCTTCTAATCTGTGACAAAACTTCTTCTTTACCCTGCAAGAAGTCCGACTGCTCAATCTTGCGTGACAGACCGTCTACCTGCTTACGCATTTGTTTCGCTTGCGCTTTGACAAAATTAGGAAGAACCTCTTCACCAACTTCTCCGGTCAGATAGCCGTAAAGATTGTTGTTGAGGTCGGCGCGAGTCATTGGTGTTTGTCCCACCATGACTTCTTCTACACCCTTGTAGGCTTGATCCAGATTTTTACGAAGCTGAGACAGTGTGGTGTACGCTGCTGTGGCTTCCGCCTCTACTTTGCCACGAATTGTAGAGCGAACCTCGGCAACATCTTGAGGAAGATTGCCACGAAACCGGAAAACAGATGCGATGTTATCGATACGCTCGGGTGTTAGTAAATTACCAACAAACGGAGTTTTAGGAACTAACTCCGAGGCGGCTGTTGAAAGCGCAGTGCCAGCCTCAAGTGCCTTACGCGCGACAGGTGCAGCGACAGGTGCAGCAGCAGTCGCCGCGACTCGTCCTCCCATGCCGATGGCTTTCAGAGTTGGCTCGATTAATGCGGTTGCGCCCGCCGCCTCAAACCCAAACTTGAGCTTGTTGCCCATGCGGGCAAGCGCTGCGTCACGACCTTCAAGACCGATCAGGTCTGTCGTCTGTGTCGGCCCACCCTCAAAAAAGTCACCAATTGTGGTTGTGCCTTCAGTGGTAACAAGGGCATCGGTCACTCCGGCAGCGCCAGCCTGTGACGCAGCGCGTACTAACTTAGGTGCATTAGCTAAAATCTTCGCCTTACTAACAAGGCTGGCTGCGGTAAGGCCCGGGATTGCAAACTGTGTGATAACTTCGGCGATCTCACCTGCTGTGCCCTCGGGATCAATACCGCCGGCAGCACGAACACCATCAAAGAAAGTCGTTACATCTCGTGCGTAATCGGTGTCGGCAACCAGATCAACAGCCGAAGCTCCGAGTTCCGCGACTCCTTGTGGAATGCCGATTAGACCAGAGACAATGCCTTCGCCAATCTCTTGAAAGGTTGACTCGTCTTTCTCCTGCGCCCCTGAAATGCCAAGGTCACGCTGTCGCTTCTGCTCTTCGGTAAGTTCAATACCGCCAAACAAAGACATTAGTTACTCTTTGGTGCTACGTAGTTTTTTATTTGGTTATACATGGCGCTTATACCATCAATAACCTGCGCTCGAGTTACTGTTTTTGGATCAACTTTAAGCTGTGCAGCTATGTCGCGTTTGATTGAATCATATGCGTCTGGATTTTTCAAAAGTTCTAGTTGAAACGACTCCGGACTTGGAGCCTTGGCTGTGTCCCCTGTAACCCCAGCCATGATGACGCCAGCAATTTGCTCCGGCTTGAGGTACTTTTCGTAAAGCGCCTGAGTGCCTGTTGGAAGGCTGGCTGTAAAGTCTGCGAGGGTAAGTCTAAACGCTTGTTCATTCAGACCCTGTTTCACAGCAAAGTCTTGCGCTGCCACCAGTTTTTCAAGATCGAAGATACGACCTTCTGCGGCTTGGTCTGCTTGGAACTGATGCGTTGCAACAAGCCGTTTGTACGCAGCTTCACGATCTTCTTGACGATCCAGACTTTGAATCTCTTGTAGCTTCAAGCGGAAAGTCCGATCCGCTGCGGCAAGTTCACTTGTCAAATCTCTGTCGAGGGCTTTTGATGCAGCTTGCCATTGCAACTCAACAGCCTTCATGGCTTCCTGAGATCCAATGCGGTCATCCTGCATAGCGCGTTGGAATGACTGAGCACCAAGACGCTCGGCTGTGGCGAACTTCTGCTCTTCCTCTCTAGCGATCTCTGCTCCAACCTCGTTGACAGCTTGCAGCTTCAGTGCCCGCGCCTGATCAGCTTCCTTCTGAGAAAGCTCTCCGGACACTTCACCAAACTCTTCTAGCTGCTGGCCTGCACCTCTGGCGATGTTCGTCAGTGCGTTTGGATCTTGTCCTGCGGCAATCCGAAGACCCAGCATCATTAGGTTGTAACTTTTGTCCGTGCGAATGTCCTTGGCTTTGTCTTCACCGACCATAGCCACTAGCTCTTCATACCGAAGCTGATTACGTTCTTTTCGAGAAAGTTTCTTCCCGTCGGAATCCTCTTTAGGAATACCCAGCAAGTCGTCGTTAGCGTCAGCTTGCTCTTGAGTGGCGGTTACACCTCTACCAGGGCTTCTGTTTTTCTTTTGATTAGCTATGTCCGCCGCTGCATCTGCCGGTGCAGCAGAGGTGTCCGGCTTTATGACTTTTTGCGCGTCCTCGTTTATTGCTTCTCGAGCAGCAGTCAAAGCAGAAGACCGCCCTGCTAATTCTTCTCCCGCACCCGGTGCTGCGTCGGACACCGTTTGATTACTCGCCCCTGACTGTGCGTTTTTCCTGTCACGGAGCATTCGTTCTGCCGCAGAAGAGGGGCTTTCTGATGATGTGCCTCGAAGCGACAGCAGAGCCTCGTCTAGCGCAGAAAGCTCTCCAGTGTCACCCGAAGCGCCCCCCGTAGGAGTGTAGCTGGGATCTTGACGGGTTGAGGTTTTTGGAGTCGGCTTCGCATTTGTGCCTGCCCCCGGCGCCGCTGCCGCTGCGCGGTCATTCAACTCCATGATTCTTTGCCTCTCGGCAAACCTAGCAGCCTCGGCCTCGCCCATAGCTTGTTGCTCCTCCGGCGAAGCACTCACAGCAACCGGCCTTGGGGTGAACGCGCTCACAATACCTCTACCCGCAGCCTCTATGTTTTCTTGGTTAACTCCCGGCAAAGGTTCTCTAACTGTCGCTGTCAACGCATCTGTAACAGCCCTGTCCGCAGTGCGTAAGGCAGACTGAACGGGAGACTGAGAGGTGTCTGTGCCATATAACAGGCGGTTCAAGTCTGAAACAACAGTGCCAACGGGTACTCCCGGCGCACTATCGGGAACAGGCATTCCAAAATATTCCAAAGGATACTGAATAGCTCGTCTGTTTTGAGGAGAAACACCAGACATCATTTGTGCAATCCCCGCCCGCACATCTGACGGAAGTGCCGCTAAATCCTCAAGCAACGTACGCCTGCGCGTGTTCACGCTGGCCCCAGTCTGCGCCTTGACCGGCTGACCCTGTGCCATAGCCTTCTGCGCTGCCGTCATCAAAGGTGATGACGAAGCCAAGATCCCAGTTGCACGTTTCGCGGCCCGTGGATCACGGAACATCTTGCGGTTCATGGGATTCATGATGTAGCCCCCGTGCCGAAGTTGAACAGGTTACCGAAACCGCCAGTTTGACCAGCAGCACCAAGGCCCGCGATTCCAAGACCGAGGATCTGGGACATCATACTAGGTGGTGGGGTGTACTGTTGAGATATTTGCTGTTGCAACGCCGGGACACCACGGAAGATGTCGCCCAGGAATCCAAGCTGCTGGAACGGAAGCTGTTGTTGTGCCAGCGCGTTCTGCTGTGCCACGTTTAATGCTTGCTGTGCCTGGCCCTGTTGCAAGCCGCCGATGCCAAGCAATGTGTTGATATCCTGTGTGCCCATCTGCTGACCAGCAGCACCAAGGGCCGCAATACCTTGAGCCTGTGCTAGTTTTTGCCCCGCTGCTTGCTGGGCCAACTCACTCGCCTGCGAAAAACCTGCGCTGCGAAGCCGCTCACCTGTACGAGCTTGCTGCTCTAATGTGTTCTTTCCAATCTCTCCTTGAAGAACTGCCGATCTGGACCCACCAAAGGCTCCTTGATTGACGGCGGCGGCGTCTGCACTCCGGCCCTGAATCTGCCCCTGTCTTCCAATGTCATCTTGTGCTCGTTGAACCACATCATCCAGATATGGATCCATAAACTGCTTGTAAGCATCAGGCGACATTAAGTTGGAGGCTTCTCCGATTGCCCCCTGCGCCTGCTCGAGATATGGCAAATAGGAACCCACGCCACTCATAGCTTGTTGAATGGCTTTTTGCTGCCCTTCCGAAAGTCCAGCAAGTTGCTGCTGGACGAACGGCATGGTCAAACCCATGCCACCGTCATCTTTTGATTTAAAAAGATTCCGCGCCGAAGCTAAAAGATCTGCAATATACTGTTCCTGAAATTCAGGCAGTCTGGTCGTCACTTGTTGAGTTGCTACAGACATTATGCTTGGGCCTCCAGTTCGGCCATCATATCATACATTCTGGCAGCACCGATATCCCTATCTCCGCCGCCGGCTCCACGGACAGCCGCTGCTGTCATTACAAACTCACCGTCGGATAAACGGGCGGGCACAGAATCGGACGTGCCGGTCCCTGGTCCGTGGACCTCCCCACCATGCATCATGGTAGCGATGCCAACCTTATCACCCGTTAAATTTATATCTGAAACAGGCACGATGTAGTCATTTGGGTCTGGTCGTGTTTGTATTTCTTCTCGGTACTGTTTTAATTGATCCGGGTCAGTTAACTGCACGATACTACCATCACGTAGACGGCCAGTCATTGCAAAGTTTTTGCCTTCCGGCTCGGGGCGTTCTTCAAAACGGAAGTCCTGACGGCCAAGACCCCCTGCAAGACCTAGTGCTCCAATGCCAAGACCTA